CTAAAACGCGCATGCGTTCGTAACTGACCAGGCGGCTATAAGCCCAGGTCAGGGACCATAAACGAAGTGACCCCGGCACCGCTGTAACGGCCCGGGGTCTGGACGGAACCCCAGGAGGTCCCGACAGTGAATGACTATACGACTTGTCGCGACTGCGGCACCACCTCCGGCATGGACTGGTGGATGGACAAACCAGGGTACTGGAAGGCTGGAGCAAACCGATCGCTGCCGGTTTCCTCGGCGGCAACGCGTTGCCGACCCTGCTACAACGAGTACTACCGGGCTCGACGCTACATCCGTCAAGGGTTGCCTGTGCCGCCAAAGGTGAAGGCCACTGGCAGCATGGCCCGAAGTGTCAAGGCGTCCATACGGCACTTCCAGTGCGACACGTGTGGAGCAGTGGCAACCTCGGCGCACAAGACAGCTCGGTTCTGCTCCGACGCCTGTCGCTACAAAAGTCGCCCGGCGTCAACCAGAGTCATTACCTGCCAGCACTGCGGTGTCGAGTTCTTCGCCCGACGCGGCACACGCACAACCAACAAGTACTGCAGTCGCACATGCCAAGGCCTTGCCGCCACGGCGCGAGTAGAGCCAAAGCCACCACCGACGTTTTCGCCACTCGCCTTCACTCGCTGCAAGCGATGTGACGCCGTGATGGTGAAGTGGAGAAACCGCAAGTACTGCGGCGATGAGTGCAGGCGCCTGAACAACATCGAGCGCGTCATGGAGCTCTACGACGCAGCGGCCAGCACTGGCCGAGTCAAAGAGGCGATGCATTGGCGTCGGACAATGACCGACTACCTTGCCGAACGGGACGGCGTGAAGTGCGGCATCTGCCGAAAGCGTGTGGATGTCACGCTTACCTCTGGCACCCGGGGCGATCCAATGGGTCCGTCAATCGACCACGTCGTGCCCCGTAGTAAGGGTGGCACTAACGACCTTGCCAACCTCCGCCTCACTCACTGGGCCTGCAACAACAAGCGGGGCAACCGTGGCGTGGATGAGCAGCTCTCACTGATCGGGTGACTATGTCCGCAGCTAATGCAGCCAAGACCGGCGACCGTCGGGCGACCCTTGAGGCGATGCGGGACAAGCTCGCCCAAGACTTCGACGACGCGCCACCCGCCGTCGTCGCCCAGATCGCCGGCCGACTCTCGGCCATCCTCGCCGAGCTCGACGAGATGGCAACGCCGGGGAAGGTGTCAACACTCGATGAGCTTGACAAGCGTCGCCAGGATCGGATCGCAGCGCCCACGGTTCCAGAGCCTGCCCGCCGAGCGACACGCCAGCGCCGGGGCTGAGGTCGTTGAGCTCGCCGCGATGGCGGGCCTCATCCTTGACGACTGGCAGGCATGGTTCCTCGGTGAGTCACTGAGCGAGCAGACCGACCACCAGTGGTCAGCCTTCGAGGTCGGCCTCATCGTCAGCCGCCAGTGCGGGAAAGGCAGTGTGCTCGAGGCTCGCCAGCTTGGCGGCCTCACCATCCTTCGGGAGAAGCTGCAAGTCCACACCGCCCACGAGTTCCGCACCTGCTTTGAGCACTTCCTCCGCATGGTGCAACTCGTCGAGTCCTGCCCCGACATTGACCGCCAGGTCGCCCGCATCCGTCGAGGTGACGGCCAGCAGGCGATTGAGATGAAGTCCGGTCAACGGCTCCGGTTTATGGCCCGCTCAGGTGGCTCAGGCCGAGGCATGTCCGGCGACGCCGTCTACCTTGACGAGGCGTTCGCCCTGACGAAGCCGATGATGGGTGCGCTGTTGCCGACGCTGTCGGCTCGGCCAAACCCGCAGATCTGGTACACGTCGTCGGCGCCGATGGCGTCATCGACGGTGCTGCACGACGTGCGCAACCGTGGCATTGAGGGCACCTCGTCTCGGCTGTTCTTCGCTGAGTGGAGCGCCAACAATCAGGCCAGCCCCGACGACGTCGACGCCTGGTACGACGCCGTGCCCGCCTTGGGCATCCGCATCTCAGAGGAGTTCATCCACGCCGAGCGGGAAGCAATGCCCGATGAGGAGTTCCTGCGCGAGCGCCTCGGCATCCCTGACATGCCGGTCACCGACAAGGTCGCACCACCCGCCATCCCTGCCGACGCCTGGCAGGCAACGGCGACCACCATCCCTCACGACGTCGCCCCTGGCGGCTGTGTGTTCGCCTATGACGTCCACGACGGCTGGGCATCCATTGCGATCGCCGCCGGCACCCTGTCGGCGGCCTACGTCGAGGTTGTCGCCCACCAGTCCGGCGACGGATGGCTTCCCCGTCGCCTGGTCGAGCTCGCCGAGCGGTGGAAGCCGATCAGCATCGGCCTCGACGGTGGTAACGGCCCAGCGGTCGCAGTGCTCGGCGTGGCACGCGAGCAGTTCGAGGAGGCTGGGCTCAACCCCGACCTGCTCCGGCCGATCACCTCGGCCGACTACAAGGCGGCGTGTGGGTCATTCCTGCGCTCCGTCGTCGACGGCACCCTCACCCGCCCGGTCGTCGCGCCGGATCAGCTCGAGAACGCCGCTGTGGTCGCCTCTGAGCGCCGCATCGGTGACGCCTTCGTATGGGACCGCAGAACTGCCACCGTGCCACTGGCGCCGCTCGTGGCGGCCACGGTGGCTCGCTCGCTACTCGGCGACAAGCCCCCAAAGCTGACGCATTCGGCGTTGGCGTTCGTGTCGCTCGACGACTACTAGCCCGAGGAGGTCGCGCATGTTCACTGCCATGCAACTCGTCGGCCTGGTCATGGTCGTCGTCGGTGCCTTCATCGGCGCCGGCCTGCCTGGTGCCCTCGTCGGCGCTGGGATTCTGCTCACCTACTTCGGTCTGGCGGGTGAGCGCTGATGTTGTCGTCGATCTTCCGTCGCCCCGAGCAGCGCGCCCAGGCGACCACCTGGGGACTCTGGCCTGGCGAGATGACCCAGGTTGTCGGCGGCGTGTCGGTCACCGAGCAGACGTCGATGCAGTTGCTCACGGTCTACGGGTCGGTACGCCTCATCTCCGATTCCATCGCCACGCTGCCGCTCGACGTGTATCGCCGCACCGGCGACGACGCCAAGGTCGAGGTCGCCAAGCCGAAGTGGTTGCAGCAGCCGACGACGAACCTCGACTTCACCGCATGGGTGTCGCAGGTGTTGTCGTCGCTGCTGCTGCACGGCAACGCCTACGTTGTCGTCCTGCGCAATGAGGTCGGCGCCATTGTCGAACTGATCCCGCTCGACCCGTCAAAGGTTCGGGTGACCCGTGATCGTGGCCGCCTGGCCTACATGGTGAACGGCCAGCGTGTCGATGCCGAGATGCTCCATCTCAAGGGGCTGATGCTGCCGGGTTCCGACGTCGGCCTGTCGCCGGTGGAGTACGCCCGCCAGTCGATCGGGCTTGGCCTGGCCGCCGTCAAGTTCGGCACCGGCTACTTTGAGGGCGAGGGCAACATGCCCGGCGTCATCGAGATGCCTGGCAGTGCCCAGTCCGAGACGCTCAAGGCCATCGCCGACCAGTGGCGCCGCCGTCGCCGTGAGGGCGGCCGCGGCCTGCCCGGCGTGCTGCAAGAGGGCGCCGTGTGGAAGCCGACCGGCGTCACGAACGAGCAGGCGCAGTTTCTCGCCACGCGCAAGTTCACATCGGCCGAGATCGCTGGTCAGATGTTCATGATCGACCCGACCGAGCTGGGCATCGGCATCGAGGGTTCGTCGCTGACTTACGCCAACCTCGAGCAGCGCAACACCCGCTTTGTCCGGGTGACGCTGTTGCCGTGGATCGTGCGCCTAGAGAAGGCGCTGTCGGACCTGCTGGCGCAGCCTCGGTACGTCAAGTTCAACCTCGGCGCCCTGCTCCGTGGTGACCTGCAGACCCGTTACGCCGCCTACGCCGTCGGCATCGGCGCCGGGTTCTTGGAGCCGAACGAGGCGCGCGACTGGGAAGACCTGCCGCCGATGGACGACATGCCCGACGCCCCCGAGGTGGCCCCGATGGAGGAGAACGCTGCGCTGATGATGGCCGAGATGCGAGCAGCGATGGCCGAGCAGTCGACCCGCACGTCCGACACGCACATCCACCTGCCGGATTCGCTACAGGTGGAGATGCGTCAGGAGCCGATCATCATCCCGGCCCCGATCGTCAACATCCCGCCGGCGCAGGTCACGGTCAACGTCGAGCCGACACCGGTGACGGTGAACGTCCCGCCGGCTGAGGTGACGGTCAACGTCCCGACGCAGACCCCGCCGATCGTCTACGTGCAGCCGCAGGATTCCGGCGACGAGTCCATCACGTTCACGCGTGACCCGTCGGGCCGCATCGTCGGCGCCAAGAAGGTGACGAACTGATGGCTGACAACGTTGGATACACCCCAGGGTCAGGCGCAACGGTCGCCGCCGACGAGATCGGCGGCGTGCTGCACCAGCGGGTCAAGATCGGCGTCGGTGACGACGGCACCGCCGTCGACGTGTCGGCGGCCAACCCGTTGCCCGCCACGATCACCACGGGAGAACTCCTTGAGGTGCTCGAGGCGACGCGTATGGCGATTCAGTCGCTCACCCGCTCGGTCGGCCAGGCGATGCCCGACACCGCTGGCCGTCTGCGTGTCAACGTCGAAGCGATCACAACCATCGCAGCGATCACCACGCTGACCACGCTGACGACGCTGACGAACCAGACACAGATCGGCGGCCTTCCAGCCTTCGAGCAGATTCCGGCGCTGATGCGCCTCGGTGCCGACTCCCTCCGACGAAACGTGAGCGTGACCTGATGCCCACCACCAACGGCAACCGCAAGATCCTCGACCTCAAGCGGTGGGAGTTCTGCACGCCTGCCCCGACAGCGACCGTGGCGGGTGCGTTCATCTCGTCGTCCCGCCACTACCGCCAGCAGCAGCTGTACGTCGTGTCGGCAACCGTGCAGTACCTCTACTCGGCGCAAGAAGACGCATGGGTGCAGATCCCGTCCGGCGCTCTCGCTGGCACGTTCGCCGTCGGTGCGTGCGGCACGGCCACCTCGGTCGGCCCGAGCGGCACGGCGACCGCTGGCACGACCTCGACGATTACGACGAACCTCACCCTGGCCCGTGACCTGCGCGGCTACAGCATCCACATCACCGGCGGCCCGAACGCTGGCGCGACACTGGCGATCTCGTCGAACACGGTCGGCGCCACCTCGGTAATCACGGTGCCGACCCAGGCGTCGGCGTTCACGGCGTCGACCACGTTCCGTCTGCTCACGCCCCGGTGGTACGTCCTGAACGCCATCACGGCGTCGGGCACCACCACGGCCAACGTGTTCAAGTTCTACGACTTTGCCCTCAACACCTGGGGCGCAGCCGAGACGGGCGCCACCGACGGCATCGCACCGGCGGCAGTGATCGGCACCGACTCCAAGCTGATCGCGACACCGTCGTGGCAGGGCGAGGGATATGCCGCATTCGCCACCGGCACCGCCACGGCAGGCGGCGCATCGACGCTGACGAACTCGGCCAAGACGTGGACGACGAACCAGTGGACGAACTATCAGGTCCGCATCGTGTCGGGCACCGGCGCCGGTCAGATCCGCACCATCGCCAGCAACACCGGCACGGAGCTCACCACCTCGGCGGCATGGACGGCGGCACCCGACGCGACCTCGGTCTACTCAATCGAGGGTAACGACGACTTCATCTACTACATGGGCTCGGCGGCGGTCACGCTGTACCGCTACAGCATTTCGGCGGGCACCTGGACGACGCTGTCGCCGACGGCTGCCCGTGCCGCCGCCCCGGCGGTTGGTATGTCCGGTCACTGGATCTGGGAAGCCACCGACGCAGCGTGGACGAACGAGTCGGCCATCCTGAACGGGCGGTACATCTACTCCTTCCGTGGTGGCGCTGGTGCCGTGCTCGACCGCTACGACATCGCTGCGAACACCTGGGCGAGCGCTCTGACGTACGCCCCGGCGACCGAAGTGTTCGGCGCTGGCTCCAAGTACGCCTACCGCAACAACGCCATCTACGTGCAGAAGGATGCGACGGGCCGATGGTTCCGGTACAACGTCGTTACCAGCGAGCAGGACGGCTGGTCGACGATGACCTACACCCAGGGTGCAGCCATCGCCGGCGACACGAGCTTCGACGTCCACTACGCCGACGGCGCCACCAAGATCGACTACGTCTACATGGTGCTGAACACCAGCACGGTCATGCTCCGGGCGATGGTCATCTGATGACCGTCGACGACCTGATCCGTCAGGCCCGTACGTGGGTCGCTCGTCAGACGGTGCTACGTGCCGAAGCGGTGCGCCTCGGCGACACGGCGGCCATCGCCGCCGCCGACGCCGAGATCGTCACCACCGAGGACACCATCGCCACGCTCGAGGCGCTCTAGCCCGAGAGGAGCGGCCGTGCTGCTCACACTGCTGCAGTCACAGGGATCGACACCGCCCGAGCCGCCGCAGGACGATCCCGGCAGCGGCAGCCGCACGTATGTCGGCATCGCCGGCAGCCCCCGCCGTCGCACCGTCGACGAAGAACTAGAGGCGATCCTCGCCTCGCTCCTACTGCTCACCTGAGGAGGTGCTCACATGATGATCGACGAACGCGGCACTGGCCGCCAGATCCGCCACTACGACCTGACCGACTTCGAGTTCCGCGAGGGCGGCGACAACGGCTACACCTTCGAGGGCGTGGCATCGGTCGTCGACGCGCCCTACACGGTCCATGACATGTTCGGCACGTTCACCGAGACGATCGCCGCCGGCGCCTTCACCAAGACGCTGCGCGACTCCAAGGCCGACGTGGCGCTGTTCATCAACCACGATCACAAGGGCATCCCGCTTGCCACCCGCTCGGCTGGCACGTTGCGCCTGGTCGCCGACCCGGACCTGCGTGTCTCGGCCGAGCTCGACCCGGCCCGCAGCGACGTGCAGAACCTGCGCAGCGCCGTGACCCGTGGCGAGATGCGCCAGATGTCGATCGGCTTCACCGTGCCCAAGGCGCGAGACAAGTGGAACGACGACATGACCGAGCGCACCATCAAGGAACTCCAGCTGTTCGAGGCGTCGGTCGTGTGGCAGGGTGCCAACCCGTACACGTCGGGGTCGATGCGTTCGTTCGACGAGATGCTGGCATCGCTCACCGATGCCGAAATGACCGACGACGAGGTGCGTCGCGCACTGGCCTTCTTCGAGGCCCGCCTGCCGCAGCCACCCGTCGACACCTTCGCCGACCGTGACCGGATGGACCGGGAACGGCTCGAGCGCAAGCGTCTGTTGCGCCCTGCGCTGACCTGACGCTGCACCTGCGACCCGCTCCCCACGCCGCACGCCGCCGCAAGGCACCTGCACCTGACGAGAACGTCGCGACACCCAACCCCCTGTTGGACGGCCCACCCCGGGCACGTCGCACACCCTCCCGAAAGGACACCACCCACGATGGACATTCGTGCACACGTCGAGAAGCTGAACGAGAAGCGCCTTCGGGCGTGGGACGCTCAGAAGGCTGAACTCGACAACACCGCAGGCCGTGAGCGCACGGCCGAAGAGCAGGCCCGCATCGAGCGGATGGACGCCGAGATCGACGATCTCGACAACGAGATCCGTGAGTACGTGATGCGCGAGCGTCGCGAGAGCGAGGCCGCCCAGTTGCGCGAGGCTCAGGCCCGCGTGTTCAGCAGCGACCCCGGCGTCGCCACCCCGCAGCAGGCCGTCAACGAGCTCCGCTCGTTCCTCGACGCCTGCATGCGTGGCGAGAAGGTCGCCTTCGAGGTCGACATCCGCTCGGCCGCCAAGGAGCGCGAACTGCTCCGCCAGGGCGCATCGCCGATGGAACTGCGTGACCTCGCATGGGACACCGGCTCGGCCGGTTCGCTCGTGCCGACCACGCTGGCCCGCACCCTGTACGAGTACATGGAAGCGTCGAACGGCATCTTCCGTGCGCCGACGACCAAGCTCAACACCACCTCGGGCGAGCCGCTCGACCTGCCCCGTGTGAGCGCTCATACGATCGGCACGCTCGTCGTCGCTCAGGGCACCGCCATCGGCGGCACCGATCCGACCTTCGCCCGTACCCGCCTCGACGCCTTCAAGTACGGCGCCCTGGTGGTCGTGGCATCCGAGGTCGTCACCGACTCCGGCATCGACATCGAGGGCTTCCTCGGCCGCAACATCGGCCGTGCGCTCGGCCGTGTCATCGCCACCGACCTCGTCGCTGGCTCTGGCTCGGGTCGCCCCAACGGCATCATGACCGCCCTCGTCGGCTCGGGCACCATCGCCACCGGTGGCTCGCTCATCACGCCGACGGTGGAGAAGCTCATCGACCTGCAGTACAGCGTCAATGACGAGTACCGCAGCTCGCCTGACGCCGCATGGCTGATGAACGACTCCACGGCCGGCACGCTGCGCAAGCTGCGTGACGGCGCAGGCGGCACCATCGGTGCCTTCCTGTGGCAGCCGTCGCTCACCAACGGCATCATCAACGGCCAGCCCGACCGCCTGCTCGACAAGCCGGTCTTCACCGACCCGAACGTCGCCGCTGCCGGCTCGAACAACAAGACGGTCGCCTTCGGTGACATGTCGGCCTACTACGTGCGCACCGTCGGCAACCCGGTCATCGAGCGGGACGACAGCCGCTACTTCGACTCGGACGAGATCGGCTTCCGTGGCAAGTGGCGCGTCGATGGCGACCTGCTCGACACGGCCGCCGTGAACGTCATGAAGCAGAGCGTCTGACCTTCCAACGCTTCCAGCGTTGACGATCTCCCGGGCAGGAGAAGCGCCAGGTGCCGCGGCGCCCCGCTCTCCTGCCCGGGGGCCATACCCCATACCCCACCCCCTGCCCGGAGGAACCATGCCCATTCACCGCATCCCTCGCGCCACCATGCACGAGGACTTGCACGCCGTCGAACGAGACGGCGAGCAGGTCGTCTCCGTCGCCGCCGACGGTCCCGAGTTCGTGCTCGTCGGCACCATCACCGTCGGCCAGCGTCTCGAGTACCGCACGCACGCCGCCCGGGTGGGTGCTGCATGAAGTTCTTGATCCATGCCAACTCGCCCGACTCGCCCACCGGCTACGGCGTGCAGTGTCGACACCTCGTCACCCGTCTCAAGCGAGACGGCCACGACGTCGCCGTCGCCTGCACCTACGGCCATCAGATCGGCGTCAAGCAGTGGCCGACGCCGTACGGGCCGGTCACGCTGTACCCGTCTGGTCGGCTGGAGAACTCGATCGACATCTTGCGCGGCCACGCCGAGCACTTCTTCGAGGGCGACCTGTCGTCGGGCTGGATCATCCCGCTGACTGACGTGTGGGTGCTCGGTCGGGTGCCGATGGATGACCTCAAGGTGCTCGCCTGGACGCCGGTTGACCACTTCCCCGCACCGCCGGCCGTGGTCAAGTTCTTCCACCGCTCCGGCGCGACCCCGGTGGCGATGTCACGGTTCGGTGAGCAGCAGCTCATCGAGGCCGGGCTCGACCCGCTGTACGCCCCGCTGGCCGTCGACACGGCCGACTACAAGCCGACGACGCACCTCGAGATCAACGGCGAGACGCAGGACGCCCGCACAGTGTTTGGCATCCCGCAGAACGCTTTCGCCGTGCTGATGGTCGCCATGAACAAAGACCCGAAGGACCGTAAGGGCTTCAATGAAGCCTTCCGGGCCTTCGGTGCGTTCTGGAGAGAGCACCAGGACGCCGTGCTCGTCGTCCACTCCGACCGGTTCGGCATGGACGGCAGCGGCATCGACCTCATCGAACTCGCCAAGCACGCAGCCATCCCGGTGCACGCGCTGATCTTCACCGACGCCTACGCCCACCGCATCGGCTTCTCGCCGAAGATGATGGCGGCGCTCTACAGCAGCTGCGACGTCCTGCTCGCTCCGAGCCGGGGCGAGGGGTTCTGCGTGCCGATGATCGAAGCGCAGGCGTGCGGAACGCCCGTCATCGCTTCCGACTTCTCGGCGCAGAGCGAACTGATCGGCTACGGCTGGTCCGTCACCGGCCAGTTGGAATGGGATGCGCCGCAGTCGGCGAGCTACCTGTGCGCATCGACCATCGACGTGTACCACAAGCTCTGCCAGGCGTACGAGGCGCCGAACCTGCCGCAGATCGCCCAGGCGAGCATCGGCTTCGCTGCCAAGTACGACGTCGAGAAGGTCTGGGCGTCGTACTGGCAGCCGCTGCTCGCCAACCTCGAGCCGCAGCCGCCGGCCGCTGACAAGCCGCCGATGGAGCGGTGCGACGTGATCGTGCCGCTGATGCGTGACGCCAACCGTGACCGGTTCGAGTTGTCGCTGTGGGCAACGGCACCGGCGACGGTGCGGATGCTCGTCGGCGAGGAAGGCAAGACCTACGCCGAGAACGTGAATGACTGTGTCCGCAAGTCGTCGGCCGACTGGGTGCTGATCGTCGGTGACGATTGCGAGTTCACGCCTGGATGGTTCGAGGCTGCGCAGGCGCTCACCGACCGCTTCGACGTGGTCGGCACCAACGACTCCGAGGCTGGCCGGGTCCGCAACCCGGCGGTCGCCAACGGATCGCACGCCGATCACTTCCTGATTCGGCGCAGCTACATCGACGACGAGGGCTCCACCCTTGACGGCCCCGGCGTGGCCATCTCCGAGGTCTACCGGCACTGGTACTCCGACAAGGAGGTCATCGAACTCGCCAAGGCGCGAGGCGTCTACGGCCATGCCCACGACTGCCGGGTGATTCACCACCACCCGGGCTACGAGGGCAACGAAGCGGCACGCGAGGCCGACCCGATCTACATGGCCGCAGTCGACGCCAGCGAGGCCGACCGCAAGACGTGGATGAGCCGGGTGCCGATCATCGCTGGCTACAAGGCGGGCCGCAAGTGACCCGCCCGAAGGTCATCGACGCCTTCCCGTTCAACAACGAACACGACATCCTCGAATGCCGCCTGGTCGAGCTGTACGACTCGGTCGATGCGTTCGTGCTCGTCGAGGCCACACGGGACCACCAGGACCACGCCAAGCCGCTGTGGTACGCCGAGCACGCCGAACGGTTCGCCCCCTGGGCAGACAAGATCGTGCACGTCATCGTCGACGAGGGCGAGATGCCGAGCAAGGCGCAGGACAACGATCCCTGGGCACGTGAGCACGCCCAGCGAGAGTTCATCGGCCGAGGGCTGGCACGGCTCGACCTGAGCGATCACGACGTGATCCTGCAGTCCGATGTCGACGAGATCCCGAGGGCGTTGCACGCTCGCAACTGCCGCCCGCAGGGGTTCTGGTCGTTCGGCCAGCGAGGGCACTTCTGGGCCGTCGACTGGCTCTACCCGCACCCGTGGTACGGCACCGTCGCCGCCACGGTGGGCCACCTCGCCAAGTTCCCCGAGGCGCGCCGGTTCTCCTACATGCGTGACGTGCGGATGACGGCACTGTGCCCGCCACACCTGCAGGACGCCGGCTGGCACCTGTCTTGGCTCGGCGGGCCGGAAGCAGCGATCCGCAAGGTTGGCAGTTTCTGCCATCCCGAGGTCGAGGATCAGATCCGAGACGGCCTCGAGCGCGACACGTTCTACCGTAACGGCATCCACGTCGACGGCACGAAGATGACGCCCGTCGACGTCGACGACACCTGGCCGAGATGGATCGTGGAGGGCCACGCCCCGGCGTCGTGGTATCGGCCCCGATGAGCGCCGACCCGTTCGGCGAGGAATGGTTCAGCGAGGCGTCGCAGCGGGCGGTCGCCGACCTGGCGCGCAGCGTCGCCGACGTCCCCGGCCTGATCGTCGAGGTCGGATCGTGGGCCGGTCGCTCGACGTGCGCACTGGCCAAAGCGATCAACCCTCGCCCGCTCCACGCTGTCGATACCTGGGCCGGTTCGCCCGGCGAGATCAGCAGCACCCTCGCCGCCGAGCGTGACGTGTTCGCCCAGTGGCAACGCAACGTTGACGAGTTCACCGACGGCAACGTGATCGCTCACCGGATGGGCTGGCGAGAGTTCTTCGCTGGCAACGTTGCGCCGCTGGCGTTCGTGTTCATCGACGCCGAACACACCGAGGCCGAGGTGGCCGACAACATCGCCGCCGTACTGCCCTGGCTTGCCGAGGGCGGGATCATCTGCGGCGACGACGTCATGCACCCGCCGGTCCGTCAGGGCATCGCCCGGCACCTTCGCCCGGTCGATGTCCAGGTGGAGATCGGCACGTCTGTCTGGTGGTGGAAGCGATGAACCTGCTCGACCTGCAGTACGCCGAGGCGTGCAAGACGCCATCGGACATCTACCTGCACCTTCCTCGGATGGTGCAACTCGTCGAACAACTCGACGCCCAGCACGTACTCGAACTGGGTTCCCGGTCGGGCGTGTCGACGATCGCCTGGCTGCACGCATTGCAGCGCACCGGCGGTCGGCTCACGTCGGTCGACCTGGACGCAGCACCGGCCATCGGTGAGCACGACAACTGGACCCACATCCAGGGTGACGACACCGACCCGGCACTGGTGGCGGCGCTCGACCCGGTCGACATCGTGTTCATCGACACAAGTCACCTGTACGACCACACGGTGCAGGAGTTGGCGATCTACCGCTGGCTCGTGCGTCCCGGCGGCGTCATCTGTCTGCACGACACTGAGCTACCGACGCCCGAAGGCGCACCGCCCCGGCCGCTGTACCCGGTGAAGAAGGCGGTCACCGAGTTCATCGCCGAAACCGGCTGGCAATGGCACAACTTCCCTGACTGCTGGGGGTTTGCCGTGATCCGAGTTCCTGAGGAGTGACATGGCCATTATTCACGGATATTGCACCCTCGTCGAGCTCAAGCCCGAGCTGCGAATCCCGTCGGCCGACACCGACGACGACACCCGGCTCGAGGTGGCCATCGCTGCAGCGTCTCGCCAGATCGACGCCCACTGCGGGCGTCGGTTCTGGCAGGACTCGATCGTGCATACGCGCGAGTTCTACGCCAACGACCACCGACGCTGCGAGGTCGACGACATCTCGACCGTGAACACTTTGGTCGTCGAGGTCGACGACGACGACGATGGCGTATTCGAGACGACGCTGACCATCTCGACCGACTTCATCCTGCGGCCGCTCAACGCCTTCGACCGGGTGCCGGTATGGCCGTACGACGAGATCGTTCTCGTCGATGCGATCAACGGCAACTTCCCGATGTCGCAGTCGGGCCGACCTGGTGTGCGCGTCACGGCTCGCTTCGGCTGGCCAGCGATCCCCGACGACGTGAAGAAGGCGTGCCTGGTGCAGTCGGCCATGTTGTTCAAGTCGGCCGACGCCGTGTTCGGTGTGACCGAGTTCGCCAACGCCGGCGCCGCACTGCGGGTCGGTCGCACGATCAACCCGATCGCAGCGGCGCTCCTCGAGCCGTACTGCAAGCCGAGGGTCGGCTGATGCCGACGGTGCAAGACGTGCGCTCGGCGCTCGCCGACGCCATCGCCGTGACCGGGCTCCGTTCGGCGCCGATGTGGCAGGACACATTCACCGCCCCGATCGCCATCATCACTCGGCGAGAGTTCGACCCTCGGCTGGTGTTCACGTCGAACAGGGCCGCCTACCAGTTCACCGTCACCATCTACGCCGACCGCACGAATGAGCGCACGGCGCAGATACTGCTCGACGACTACTGCGAACTCAGCGGCGCTACTTCGATCGTGGCAGCGATCCAAGACGACGCCAACTGGTCGAGCGTCGACATCGACTACGTGCAGGTCATCCGCATCGGCGAAGTCACGGCGTCGTCGCAGGGCGAGTCGAACTACCTAGCCGTGCCGCTCGACGTGGAGGTCGTGTTCTAATGGCAATGAAGACCGCTCAGGCCAGCAGGGTCGCCGTCGGGCTGCTCAACGCTTCCGGCTACACCAAGGGCTACTCGCTGACGGCGCAGACCGCTGCGCTCGACACGACGGTGCTCACCGACACCGCCAAGACGTTCGTCATCGGGCAGGACGAGTCGTCCGGGTCGCTCGACATGCTGTTCGACACCGTCGGCACCACGGCGCTGCAGTTCGACGCCTTCAAGTCGCAGAAGGCGACCGGGCCGTACCCGCTGACGCTGTGCCCCGATGGTTTCGCTGTCGGCGAAGTGGCCGTGATGGTGAACGCTCACCTCGGCAACTTCACCGGCGCATCGTCGGTGTCGGATCTGGTGACGTGCTCGGCGGCGTTCCAGTCGACCGGCA